AAGACATATTAGATTAAGAACCAATTATTACCATTAAAAAAGTATGTGAAACTTTGATGATTGATTTTCATTACTACTGAACTATCATTTTCAACACTTGTTCCAGCACCTGCCTGGACTGTTATATTGTATGTAGCAATCTTATTACTCTCGTCTTTTACGATGAGTTTTTTTCCATAAGAAGGAATTTGTGGTAATACTATAGTTACTGGAACATCTGCATTTACTCCAATATAATCATCATTATTAGTTGCCTGATAATAATTAGTTACTCCACTAATAGAAACGATACTTGTAACACCAACGGCATTTGGATTTACAAACTCCGCTTTATTGGTGGTTGAGTTCCATTGTAAAAACTTACCATCATAAGCACTTGGATTTGTTTTAATTCCTACAATACCATCAAGATATCTAAAACGATATTCTCCTCCACCACCAATCGTAGAAAGTTGTTGCTGAATACGAGTGAGAAAAGTATTATAATGTTTTTGCAAATCATCAAGTGTTGCAAACTTTTGATCCAATGGAGTTAATGGATCATTTTGTTGTTTAACGTCCGATGGTTCGGAGAGAAGTCCTAAAGATTTTTCAATCAGTTCTTCTTTTGGTTCTTCAAGTTCTTCTTTGTAGTCTTCAATAACCTCAAGAACTTCTTCTAAAGATTCTTCAATTACATCATCAATTACTTGTTTCTGTTCTTTGGGTGTCTCTGAATACAACCATTTTTCAAATGCTTTAACAGTTTTTTCTTCCTGTATTTTTTTCTTTTTGGTTTCTTTCTTTAGACTAGCAACCTCATCAAAAAGAGTATCTAAAGTAATTTCACCTATAATAGATTCTTGTTCTTTTTGCTCTTCTACTTTCTTTTCCTTCTCCTTTTTCTTAAGTGTGGCAAATTCATTAAAAAGTGAATCTAATCCTAAGTCTCCAACTACAGAATCAAATTCTTCTTTTTTCTTTTTCTTATCCTCTGCTAATAATTTAAAGAAATCATTTAGTTCCGACGACATACTAACAATTCCACTTTCTTAATGATTTATTGATTCTTGAATTGGGATCATTCGCAGTTTTTGCTGATGTAAGTTTCTTTTTCATTTAATTATTACGATCTCTTAAATATTTAATTGCTATTTCTAGTGTATTTATATTATCCTTAAAATTTCCAAGACCTCTATTACAATGACTACACAGCATTCCTCTAAATTTTCCAGTTTCGTGATTGTGATCCATAACTAAAGGATAAATTTTTCCTAAATGTTTATTATTTCTCGATCCTGCAAATTCTGACCCACCACATATATCACATTTATCTTGTTTTTTTAATTTTCTAACTTCGTCGTCGGAAAGTTGACCTCTAAATTTACCTCTATTTATTTCACTCCTATAAGATGCTCTACATTTTCTACACCAACTATCCAAACCATCTAATTTTTTATTATGTGGTGGAAAACTAATTGTATCTTTTGATTTTTCTTCTTTACATTTGGTGCAAATTTTAGTATCCACTATTTTCATTCCTTTTCATTACATAAATATTTATAGAAATTAGCAATTCCATTTTTTTCTTGCTAATCTTAATCTAGAATTTGGATCTTTTGCTGCTTTTGGCCACATTTTCATTTGTCCAGCAGATCTTAAGCAATAGGACTTTCTGCGATTTGCTGATTTTGATCCTTTTTTTAATTTGGAAGGTTCTGTTGTGACCGCAAGTGAGAGATGAGAACCTGGATGCTCTTTACGATAAGAAGAAATTCCTTTTTTATTTAATCCACCTTCTGGATTTTTGCCTTCTTTACGTTGCCATGCCGCAGATGCTTCAATCATAAATTGAGAAAGAGTTTTGCCTTCAAACTCATAATGTGCTAATTGAAGTTTTGATCTTTTTGGTGCGGGAACATAAGGATTTTTTGGATCTTCTTTTGGTGCATTGTATGGTTGACCAGGAGATCCACCTTCTCCCTTTGCCAAAGGTAATTGTGGTTCTTTACCTTTTATGATTCTAATTGGTATATTTTCTGGATTTTCTTTTGGGAGAGATGGATTCTTCCATGGAGATTTTCCTCCAGCAATAGTAGGACTAATTGTTTCTTTAACTAAACGCTCTGATTTAATAATGTCAACAATTCTTAGAAATGTGTTACCATTTGCATCTTCGATAGTAATATCTTCATTTACCTTACTTTCACCACTATCCACATAATCTGCTGCTGCATCAATATAGTCTGCTGCCTTTGTAATTTTTGATTGCACCCACGCTTCAATATTGCCCTCACCTTTCATTTTTTTGCGAAGTCTTTTGGCAGCAGACATAATAGTTGCAAGTTCTGATCTAGCCATCGAATACTCGTGATCATAAGACTCGGGAAAATTGCCAGGATGTGGTGTATTTGGAGTATATTTTTTACCTAGACTCATTGGTAAAGAAAACATATCCCAATATTTCTCACCATATTTACATTCACTGCGAGTTTCATCTTTCTGACATTTTGGGCAATATCTTACCATTCCAGTTTCTTCATTAACTTCCGATTTTGGTTTAATTCCTTTTTTCTTCATACTAATTGCAATTGCTGCCTGTTGAGCAGGATTTACTGCTTCACTTTTTGTTCCCCAATTTGCTGCACCAACTTTACGACATTTGACTAATGCTCCAGATGCATATGCTGACGGCCAAACATCATAACGGGATTTTACTTTGCTATAACAAGCATCCTTTTTACCACTATCTTTACCAGGTTTATCCTTTACTTCTTGGAGATCCATTTCTTCCGTCCTTACATTTGTTGGTTTTGATGCACCAGTTTTTTCTGGTTGATTTGGGTCTAAACGATTTTTCCTTTTAAATGCTCCTTCTTCTTCTTTTGTGGATAAATCTCTTTTCATTTTTGAACTACCACATTTTGGAGTAGAAGTTTGTCCAGGTTGGCGAGCACATGGTTCTCCCGAAAATTTTCCACCCAACTGAACCCATCCTTTTTTTCCGCTGGATGATTTTGATTTGCCAAACCAGTCGTGAAGACCTTGATCTCCAGACTTAGTTTCTTCTTTTACATCCTTAAACTTTTTATGCTCCTTTTTGGCAGATGCTTCCATCTTCTTCAAACGAGTATAATAGTCTGGTATTTCATCTAAATGCTGTAGAGCAATATCCATAGCAAGTGTATGATCTTTAGTATGTTCATGCTCAATTGGTTCTCCCATATCCAGTTGCTTCTGAATGAAAGAAACGTCAAGACGATGCTTCTTAGCAATTTGCTCTACAGATTTGTGGGGTTTTAGATGATCCAATACTTTATAACCTTATTCTTTATTATTTAGAAAACCTTGCTTAAGTAATTTTGAAAGTTCTGAAGTTGATCCAACAAATAATGCATTGTTTGTGACGTTTGTTGGAGATCTAGTAGTATCTTCTTCAATATCTTTCAATTTCTTTTGTAAATCAATTAACTTATCAGTTGTATCCGCAACATTTTTGATTAATTGACCTGCAACTTCATATGCTCTTGGAGAACCTCCTTCTCCGGCAAGTTCCATAATTCCGTTAATTGCTTCTTGACCTTTTTCAATCAAAGAATATAAATTTGCACGAGTATATTCATAATCTTTTTGAATATCTTCTGATTTTATGGGAGTTATGTTTAATTCTTCTTTAATTTTTTCCACTTCTACAATTTTACTTTCAATATTTAAAGATTCATCTAAACCATTATAATTATTTTTCATAGTTAATTAAATATCAGTTTGTCTTGATGGACTAAAATCCTTTCCATCAAAAAACATTTCTACAGACTCATTAAACCCAAAATCATCGCTTGGATTTGCATCAATTGGATCTGGAGTTACTGTATATCTCATTTCTCTCTTTGATGATGGTGAATTGGATCCACTATAATAATCAACTTGAACTTTACGAATTAGTCCATCATTGCTATCTGCAATTGGACCAAACAAATACATTTTAGCAGTAAAATTAAAAGTATAGATTAAAATTCTTCTTGTTGAAAAATCTCCTTCATAATCATCTGTAAAATTTACACTATCTAAAACAATTGGAACATCTCTTTTTTCTCCGATAGAATCTATTAAATCTATTGTTAAATTAAATGATGGTTGAAAATATGGAAGAATTTGCTCAACAACTTGTAAAGCATCATCTTGAATTTTACTCATTAAATTCAATTGAAATCCAATATTATAAGGTACTGGAAGAAATACTTTTTTTAAATTATCACCATCAATAGCTTTAAAAGTTTGAGTAATAGTTGCCTTTCTTGTGGCATCATATTGTATTGATGTCATTTCAAAAGACATTCTTGGCAATGTTATTGCAATAGGTTTATTTAATTCTGGTTGTTGCTCAATTCTTGCTAAGAATTTTTGAACTGGACCATATGCTAATGGAACTTTAATCTCACTAATACTATTTCCAGAAGAATTTTTATGTCTGACATTAATATCATTAAATAATGTGCCAAAGGCAATTACAGTTCTCCTGATAATTTCGTGGTAATAGTAAGTTCCTAACATTAGTAAGTTCCAAATGGATTTGATTCTGAAAAATCTATGATATTATCCGCTTCTTCTTCAATTTGTTTATTTTCACTATATTTATCAGTATTAAATGCATCAAAAGATTTTACTGCATAACTTGCAGATGAAGCAGTTCCTACAATCAGTTCACCAGGATAAAAACCTTTAGTTGCAGCATTATCAACAAAAGATACTTTAAGAATTTTTGTATCTTGGTCCCAATATTTTACTCTTCCACTTGTGCTTGATATAGATCCAACTACAACTTCATTGAACTTATAAGTTCCTATTCCACTAATAAGTAATGGTGGAGCAATTGTAATTGTTGGTGCTATAGTATATCCAATTCCAGAATTTACAATACTTATCGAATTTATTCCATCTGTTGTATTAAGAATTGCCCGGGCAATTGCAGTTTCTCCACTACCAACTGGTGAGGATATTGATATAGTTGGAAGTTTAGTATATCCAACTCCAGAAAATGTAATATTAAAACTAGTAACTCCCTTTTGAACTTTTTCTATTGAACAAGTTGCTGCTGCTCCCGTTCCACCTCCACCATTTATCGTAATTGATGGTGCTATAGTGTATCCAGATCCAGCATTAGTTAATACAATCTCCTGTATAGAGTTAACTCCACCTTTGAATGTTGTAATTGCTACTGCAGATGCATTTATCCCGCCATACGGTGCAGTAGAAATTGAAACAATTGGTGTTGATGTATATCCATATCCATCATTATTTAAAAATATTTTTCTAATATAACCACTAGAAATTCCTGCTGTAGACGTTGCAGTAATTCCAAAACCAACAAGATTTAATGTTGTAATATAACCTTCTTCTTGAATTTGGGTATCAATTTCATCAACAGTTGTATCAATAACTTCATCTTCATATTCAAATAATTCACATTTTAATTCATATACATATAACTTCCCTAATTGATAAAAAGGTTGCTCATGCTCAACAAATTTAACTTCAAACAACCTTTGTCCTAACGGAAAATACACCAAATCTCCTTCCTTGGGTCTTGTTGTCAATTCTACATCTGTATTATTTAAAAATGGTGATATGAAATCTTCATATCTTTCTCTAGAAATGACTAAACTTACTTCATCTTTTAAATTCATACCAAATTTTGATAAAATGTCTCCCTGCCCAGTATAACCATCATAAGTATTTACATATGCTTCTATTGCAAAATTATCATCAAATTTGGAAGATGATAATTCTTTTAGTATAGTTTCTTTCCTAACAAATTTTCTTGGTATATAAATTACTTCCACACCATATATTTTCAACTGTTCATTGATCAAATCTTGCACAAGTCTTTGTTCTCCTGGAGAACCTTGTAAAAAAAAGGGATTGAGTGCCATTATTATCCGATAAAATCGTAAGGTGGAAGTTCATAATCCATTGACATTCTTTCTCTGATATTTTCAATTTCTTTTTCAGCATCTTCATATATTTCTCTACCATTCAATTCAATACCTCCAGGTAATTTAACTCCTCTAAATTTAATTAAATTTTGACCCCACTGTCTTTTCATTAGAGCAGTTAAGTATCTTTTTATAAAACTATCATTATATACTTTAGTAAAGTCATTTGGATCTAAAATTCTATAGCAATCAATAATTATAAAAGTATCTTTTGATTTTGATCCCCAATCAATATCAAGATATAATCTATTTTGCCTTTTATTAAATCTAATTTGCTTATCGGTAGAAAGAAGAAAATCAATATCTTCTAAGTATGACTTGACCATAGCATACTGTAAAAGTTCAACCGAATTGAAATAGTATAAATCATTTAAAAACAATTGATATTTTATACTCCACATTCCTCCAGAAATTGAACTTGTGTCAAATTTAAAAACTTTTTCAATTCCTATAACTGAATCTGGAACTTGAATAAAATTGGAATTTTCATAAAAATTAAAGGTTGTCGTCCCAATACCCGAAATATTAGCAGATCCTGTTGTTGTTACAATACCTACGCCATTTGAATATTGTGCTTTTCCCCTGTTTATATCATTTTCAGTAACCTTGTATTTCAGATACATCCTTTCAACGCCATCAAAATGTCTTTCATAAAAATATTGTAGCGCATCATCAACTAAGTCATCTATTTGATCATCATCCAAGTTAATCTCTAATACTGGAGATCCTAAACGCCTTAAACAATAATCTATAAGTTCTTGTCTACTTGTTGGTTTTGACATTAATATGATCCTCCATCTATTGTATTAGACCAAGTAGTAATCCCAGCATCATTTGTTGTAAGTATATAGTTAGTATAATTAATTGAATTAGTTGTAGATCCAGTAGAGACCATAAGACCAGAAGAATTAAAATATGCAACTCCTCCAGTATTATATTGCCCATAATAAAAGGCACCTGAAATAGTTGCAATTCCAGTTATATTTACATTTCTTACATTTGTTAAATCGTTTGTTATATAAAGATTACTATTAACATTTACACCATTAACAAAAGTTGCTATTCCAGATACATTTAGTTGAGTTACAGAAGCAATACCACCAATTACATTTGTTGAATTTCTTGAATTTTCGGAATATGCAGATCCACCAGAAACACTTGAAATTAACTTTACTGAATTTTGTTGACCAACTCTTACTTTTATGTCTGACATTATCTAGTAACTCCTTCCCTTACGAGAACAGTTCCCTCAACTACTCTAGTTTTTAAACCAAATGCGTCACTAATCACTACATCATAAACATATCTTCCTGGTTTAATTGGCACAGTTTCTAAAGATGTTAAAGACAAATATATTTGACCATTTGTTGGTGGGTCAGTTATAGACGAAGCAAAACTTACTGAGGTTGAACTACCCGACCACTTCCTCAACTGTGCATCAACAGTATAACTTGTCAAATCTAATGGTGAATTTGAGTCATTACTTGCTAAGGTAAATGATTGACTAAAATTCGAACCAGCATTAATTATTAAATTATTGACATATACTGCTGCCATATATGTATTTGATTCTACTCTACTTCCTATTTATGATCTATAAAACTAAGAGAAGAAACTACCTCCTGTTGCTTTAAATATAACTTGCAATAAAGTTTGGAAAATTTTTTTAGTTCCTCTATATTTAAATCATCAATTATTCTTACATGTTTTTCATATTCGAATAGTTTATCTATAGATTCAAGAGTGATATCATTTAGATCCATTTAAAATCTCCATCAAAAGAGATTTAATTTCACTAATATCCTTTTTCATTTCTTCGATTTCACATCTTTCCCGTTTTTTATTATTCATAGTAGACATATATTGATTATATGATTGATTATCACAATTAATTATAGCACCAGAATTTTCATCTCTATATAGACTTGGATGCCCTTTTACTGGAATCATCATGCTAATGCAATGCTCCGTAAATCTTTAAATCTTGGTGCATGTGCTTGATTAGTTCCTGACATTACAATTTTAATAGTATATCCGATAAAATCTCCAAGATTACTCGCACCAAAATTATATTCTACAAATTCATCATTTAAACTTGCAGAAACTTTAGTATCTGGTAGACCACTATTTTTAGAGCGATCAATTACATCAAGGAATCCATCCTGATCAGTGTCAGTATTTAAATTATCATATCCTGGAAATAATTCAAAGGATTGTGCAACTTCACTCGAATCTGCTCTAATTAAACTATAGAGTACTCTAAAATCTGAACTCGAATGCCTATAAGCACTTACAATAACTTTAAGTGATGTTGCTGTGTTAGATAATTTTACCGTGTTTGAAACATAAACCGCAGCATGAGGATCATCTGAAATACTATTAACTCTATTATCTGTTATATAATTTTTAATTGGGGAATTTAATCTATTGTTATTAAACTTAACAGAAGATTTATCACATAAAATTAATGGAGAAACATTCTCATCAGTTGTTGATAAATTTAATTTCAATGTGAATGATTTATTTCTCAATAAAGATGATAGATAAGTTTGTTCATTGATATTTGAGCAAACAATCCTTGTGGAACTTAATTTATTTTCTTTTCCAAGTTCAACTGTCTCATAACCCTGATCTACAAATGATGTCTCATTTCCACTTACACTTGTTCCACTAACTGTTCTAATTTCAGCAGTTGTAGAGGTCGGAGTGGACGGATTAATTACATAAGCTTGGGGAGTTATGGAATTAAATTGTATGTTTTCTGTGGCAAGTACCTCACTTCCTCCACAGGTTGAGTTTGAATTGAATGATAATTGCGGAGAATTTGATGCTGATACATCAATTGACCTATCTGTAGCATTAGCATCAAATGAAGTCATATCAATTTCTAGATAGTAACTATCAATATCAATATCAACATCACTAATATCATGTGTTTTATTAATTCTTCTAAGAGATACACCATTAAGTTCATACTTATAAACTAATAAATCAGTATCAAAATCTCCAACTGAAGTTGAATCAATTCCCCTAACGATTCCACTTAGTAGTCCAGTACTAACTGAAGTATATTTAATAATTTCATTACCAATCATAACAAATCCTGGATTAGAAGAACTCACGCCCAACCCTTCAAAAGTAGAAAAATCTGAGGTAGAATCAATACTAATTGAAGTATCTGTTTTACTTAATTTTTTGGATAATTTAGTTGGAGGTACATTGCTACCAACATTATATAAAGTAACTTTATTATTTTTCGCATACATTCCATGATTATAGTGGTTTACCCCAATAAAATTGCCAGAAACAAATCCACCAAAATCTGTAGATGATATGACATTTGTTCCAGCAAGAGATACTGAATTTCCAGAATTATCATAATATGTTAGTGATGAAATTCCTGAAGAAACAAAGGATTTTCCTTGAACATTGGAAAGATATAAAGTATCGACACCACTAATTGTTGAAATTGTAATAATTGAACTTGATCCCGATTCTGAAGGGAATGTAGAAGTTACAATTCCAACAGTGTCTCCTACAGCATAACCATTTCCTGGATATAAACTAGAAACTGCAGCTCCAGTAACTACACCATTATTTGCTGTAATATTTAATTTTAACCCACTGCCATTGCTATTAATATTATAAGTTTCTACACTTGCTGTAACAGTTCCTGTAGAATAATTTATACCACCTGTTGTAACTCCCACAGAGGAAGCAGAACTTCCTGTCCCAACGATATAACCATATTTGTAAAGTGCATTTGATGGAGATACTTTTCTACCTGTGGTTAAAATGCCAATAGTCGATGACGATTGAACTGTAGTTATACCCACTTTTATTTGCTTAGGTAAAGAAACAAGTGGATCTGAATTTAATTTGGGAACAAAAGTATTACTTTCATTTAAAGTTGGATTATGGAAATATGCACTTCCTGTTTTTGCGGTAAATTTTGCCTTATATAATTTAAATTTTAAATCTTGATTTTGGTTTGCTGTCCAAATAGAACCATTTTGAGATTTGAAAAGACTTCCTCCAAGATACTGGCTTGTATATTTAATAGATTGAGTATCTGGAAGGTTTTTTGTTTCAACAGTTTTGGTATCCCTTATAGCAGTCCAAACTTCATACTGATCAGTTTGGGGGGCAAGTATAACTATTGCATATTCTAGATTAGGTTCGAGATAAATTGGATAGTCAAACGTTACTTTAGTTGCAACTGATGCATCTGAAGATACCTCAACTTGATTAGGTTGTAAAGTAACTGGATTTCCTAAAATTTTCCTGGTAGGTGTTCCTAACTCAACTGTCCTAATTTCTATTGATACAGGAGCGTTTCCAGAATCTTTATGTGCAAAGAATAAATCAACTGCTGTTAAATATGCACCATTTACATCTTCGGATGGTTTATTTCCATTTGAAACATCACTAGATACAACTCCACCAACTGTAAAAGATTGTGCTAGAGGATCGGCATAGTAATTTGTGGTTACAGTTGTTATTATTTTTTGAACCTCTTCCCATGTTCCTTGTGACTTGTAGATAGTTTCTCCAGAAGATATTAATGAACTTCCTTCTAATGGAGTTTCATTTGTTGAACTTGAAGATAACTTATAAGTTTTTGATCCTGTTGATATTCTAACAGTAGGTTTTGGTTTTGTATTCGGATCTTTAAGGAAAAATGATCCAGATACGAATCCATTTTCATCACTAATTAATCTCAAATCTTTAACATAAGAAACAGCACCACTTGTTTGTCCAATTAATTTCATTCCGACTGAAAGATATCCAGAATATAAACCCTGAGCTTCTGCACATAATGAATTAATATCAATGTTTAGAGTTTTTGACGATGAACTATATTCTGAAGGAATACTTTCAGTTGATGCATATGGATTAAGTGTATATGTATATGTTGGTTTATTGAACGGACCTACTTTATGATTTGACTGTGCAACTCTGAATGAAATTGCAGATTTTAAAACTCCAGTTGAAGTTTTTACATATCCTATAACTTTTTCTCCAACTTTAAACGCAGATGAAGATCCATAGTTTTGGAGAGATGAATCACTTGCAATTTCAACTAATTTTGGAATAAAATCTACAGATCCGTTTCCATCTAAAAACTGATAGTATCTAGTTAAGGATTTTAAATTAACTACAGTAAATCCAGTATTTCTAGATCTCATGTATAATTCGCTACCTGTTTCTCTTATAACATCACGTGAAGATGTTGAAGTAGAACTTCCTTTATAAATTTTCCAACCACCATTAAGAGATACTTTTTGGGAATAACTTTCATAGACATTCGATAGTCTAATAGTTCTGACCCAAGTATCACTTGCCGGAGTTAATTTTACATTACCATTATAAACAGTAACTTGAAATGGATTGACATTTTCCACTGTAGTTGCAAATAATTGCTCTATCCAACCTACAGATTTATACTTTAGTGTTATAGCATCCCCAGTTTTTTGCACATTAGAATCAAATAAATCAAAATCTGTTGATAAATCCAAATTTTCATCTGTGATATTGGCAGAGGTTACTGGTTTAAGAGTTAATGAATTTGAATTTATTTTAGTAGTTAACTCTTTATTATCAGAATCAATATTTACTTCCGATAGTTCAAGATTTATTAAATTGGAATTTTTGAAATCATCAACAAAAAATCCAGTTTTAAATCTACTTATTCCCTGTGCATCTTTAATTTGTAGAGTTTGTGTATTTAATTCAAGTAAAGAAAGTGAGGTAACTCTTTCTAAATTTTCAACGCGATCTTCAATCTTTCCAATATCTCTCATCGTATATCTTTTATTATCAACCAAAGATATTTTTATATCTTTTGGACTATAAAGATATGGAGGTAAATTAAAAGTTGCTATTTCAATAACATCACTTGGTTTATCTGGATCTTTTGGATTGGTTGAAGGATCTCCTTGAGAAATGGTAAACATTCCATTTTTATCAAGGAACAATTTATCAATTCTTCCAAGATAAAATTGATATCCAATTAATGCACTTTCATTTGGTGATAGTATTATTTTTGGTTCAGTTCCAAAAGATCTTGAATTGAAATCAAATGGTGATGATGATGTGCTAGTAAATACTGAAACTCTTGGTCTAAAATCCAAAGTATCAGTAACTCTTATATTATTTTTTCCAACATATGGAATATCTGATGAGTATCTTTCTGCAGTATAACTATCTACTGTAAATACATCTCCAGTATCATTTGCTGGAACTGAATAATAATCAAAAACTATTAATAATTTTCTAGATGGTGGACTTTCTCCAGAATTTCTAATTATTTTTGAATAATCATAATATTGGTCCTTCTGATTTTTATCTAAACTAAATTTATTGGTAACATTTTTAAATTTTCCGGGAATTATTGATGAAATTTGAGTATTAATATTTGATTCTTCAAAAATTACATCTTCTCCGTCAGAAAAAATATGAGTGTTTAAATAAATGATTCCTAAAGTATTTGTAGAAGGTTTGGAGACTATTCTTGCTACAGCATTACTGATTTTACCAATAATATTTTCACCAATAATTGCATTTGTATCTACATTAACTAGAGAACTAAAAGATAATTGATTAAGTACTGGAGCATTCTTATCCAGAGATTCATAAATTGCGATAACATCAGAAACATCTGGATAATTTAAAGATATCTCTTCATCTTGAACTCTCAACCCATAATATTGATTATATGTCAATCCATCATCAATAGAAGTGTTTATTCCAGTTCCTGATTCGGGATTTTTTGAAAAAGTTACATTAATAACTTTACTTCTATTAAATTGTTTTACTTTACTTTGAATGGCGTTTTTAACAAAAGTCGCATTAATTACTGAAATTAATTTATTTGATACATTTGAAAAAGTAACTTGTGATGAATCTGCACTTAGAACTACTTCATCTGAAGTTAATTTATCAATTGTGCCATCTGCATAAAATATGGAATATCTTTCCGCATCAAACGCTGCAAATTTGGCAGATGATGTACTTATTCCAAGATTGAAGTTAGATGTATTTACAGTTAATTTTTTTCCTGACGGTGTTAATGATCCTGTAGACTGTGCTGAAAAAATTATTGTTGATGCACTTAAATCTGTGGAGGAAATATTAGAATTTGGCAATTCTGCATATAAAAATCCCTTATCTACGTTTCTAATCCTTCCTACACCTAGTGCATATGGTCCACTATACTGGGTGGTTGGTAATGAACCATCAGAAACACCTGGAACATCAGAAACTGCCTGTAGGGTCATAGAGACCAGACTTGGATCTATGGATACAACTTTATTATATGTTTCTGTTGTTATTCCGGGTTTTTGATATCTGATAATATTATCTGTTTTAATTCCTGCAAAAGTATATGGGGAAGAAATTGTTGCTGTGCTTATTGTGCCACCACCAGAGGCACTAATTGTTATTGTTTCTTGTCTAGTTGTTCTTTTTAATTTTATATCGCAGAGAAATGAGGTAGAAAATCCAGAAATAGAAGTTGGTTGATATGTAGACTTAATGTCTTCACCAGTATAAACTTTTATTGAACTTATAGTTCTAGGATATAACTCAACGTTATTAATTGTAATTTGTTCACCAACTATAAATGATCCTGATGTTTGACTAAGAGAAATTTTAGTTGAGTTGTCACCAGAAAATGTAGCATAACCGCTTGCTCCACTACTCTTACCTTTCACAAAAGAAGATGCTGGTAACTGAGAAGAAGAAATTGCTTGATTTAAAAATAATTCTGTGTAAGTTTGTATATCGTATAAGTATAAATCCCAACTAGTAGATGCATTCGAATATGTGGCATCAGTAAGATTAAAATTATAAACTCTTGCAGATCCTACAGTATTTCCAGATCCAACAAGATTGCTATTTTTTCTACTTCCTTGAAGATATATGATTTGCTTTTGTAATGGTGCTCCAGATACATTATTAACTCTTAGTAAATTACCCATTTCAAATGGAATACTTACCGAAGATGTAGATTGTTTTGTTCTTGGTTTTGGTAAATCTACAATTTCAATTCCAGTTTTTTCAATATCATATCCCTTCACATATGCCTTTCCTGGAGAAATCTTAACACACATTAGATCATCTGATGGAGTGTTTCCTTCTGAGGTCTTTTCAGTATCAAAAAATAGACCATCATTTCCAAGTCTATTATTCAATGAATTGTTTAATGAAAAATCAAATGGAGTTACAACATAATTACCAGATTCATCATAAGTTCTTTGTGCTAGATAATCTCTTATATTAGAATATGTTGTTTTAGTTTCTAGTTTGTTAATAGTTCCATCTTCAATTCTTAATAATTCAACAAAATCTGTATCATTATTATCTGTTAAAAATCTTTTTGTTAAGGTCAAACTAATTTTAAATCTATCAGCACCAGGTGCTGCATAGTTTGTAAATCCTTTTGCATTATCGTACAATGAAGAATCATCACTTGAAGTAATAATTTGTTCGTCAATTTTTAATCCCACTCTATATGAGGGAGAATTTGTGTAATAATCTAATATAATTGTTTGTTTTGCTACTCTAACAAAACTACCTCTTATAAAATATATGCCATAATTTATAGATACTGCTGACCCAATAGATGTTGCATTTGTAGAAATTGTGCTTGCAAAAGGAGTTCCTGCACTTATAACACTACTTTGATATGCAACATCTTCTTCTACATAAAGAGATTCATTATCTTTAAAACTACTAATTTCAAAATTTGAGTCAGAATCATTATATTTCACATATAAAGTTATGTATTCAACTTCAGAGTTTGGTAGTTGGACTAATTTAACAGAAGCACTTACGCCAGAGTCTCTGCCTATAATTTTTTTACCAATATATTGATTTATGTAATTTTCAATATCAATACCGTATTGGAGGGGATTTAATTTAACTGCATGAAATTGTCCATCATAAGTTATACCTCCAGGTATAACGACAGACCCATCTTTAAAAATACTATTTCCAAAGGATTCTACTTGATCTTGCAATATTGATTGTAGAGTATTAAGTTCCCGAGCCTGTACTGCTCTTCCTGGATTAAATAAAACTTTGTAATAATTTTTATCTTTAGCACCTATTTCAGACTCTGAAAAGTCATCGAAATATGGATTTAAGTTTAGATTAGTTTTTTGGGACATTTTTAAAATTCCAGGATGATTTTAACGTCTTCTTTTTGTCTTAGACTTCTTGAAACTGTTGGTCTATTATCAATATAAACTATATATCCAGACTTATTATTTATTTGAGGTTTTGCAATTCCTTGTGTAAAAGTAATTCCAAGATTTATAATTTTGTTTGCTATTGTAATTTTATTGTTTGAAAATGATGTATCAATGCTAGCATTAAATCCATCACCAGTTATTTGCAAATTACTATCAGCAACAAATTCTACAGAATTTCCGTTTCCATTGAAAAAAGACGACACTCCAACAAAATCTTTATAATCTTCTCCTCCTCCACCACCAAGATATAATGATCTATCTTGATAATATTTTAAAACTTTTGTTTGTGAATCATAAGAAACTACATATCCAACTGCTTTTTTTCCAGTAGTTGAATTAAACTGAAATATTTTTGAACCAACTGAAATTGTAGCATTTGATGGAGTAATTGAAGATAATTTCAAAGCATAAACTGCAGAAAAATCACTTGAATTATATATTGATGTATTAATACCTGCGGAATCATACACAGTTGGATTTTTTATAATTCCAATTTGAGCAAACTTAGAATCAATTGGAAAATTTTTGGTAGAATCATCAAAACGTATGTAAACTATAATTCTATCAGAACCTAGTTCTTTATAAAGATCATAACCATGACCTTTAGATGGTGGAATAATTGGAATTAATTCTGCATAGGTTGATGGTGTACTTGAAGAATTAGTTCCAAGATCGACAAGTGCATATGTATAATTTTTTCCACCAGAAGTGACTATAGCATCAGTGATTTTTTGCTGAGACTGATCAACTTGTAAAGAAACTTTCCCTCCAGAACCATCACCAACTAAATTGCAAGATTGTCCAGATTGTAAATTATATCCAACCCCACCATTTTTAATAAAGACTTTTTTTATTTGGTTATCGTTTAAAGATGAATCTCCATTCTCTCTTACTGCAGTAATCTGTGGATCGGAGGACGAACTCCAATCATTGGGTAATGTAACATACTCTGTAGTATCAAATTTTATGATGTCACTTGGAGAAATAGTATACAAATATTTCCAAACATACCCATCACTGAGTTTAGATGGTTCCAAATCAGTAAATGTTGGTTCTACTTGAGATGAATTTCCTGTCGATTTAATTCCGGATGATCCATTATCAATACAAATATAAACCTTATAATCCGAATTAATTACATAATAATTAGCATCATATAATCTCATCGATCCAGTTACTGGAGATGGGTTTAGAACACTATAATCTGGTCTATACATTTCATACTGTTGACCAGAATTCCAATCAATTTTTCTAATTGCTCTTCTAACGTTAGCACTTGTAATTTGCTTACCAAATAGAATAGTAGATTCGGAATGATTTAAGTAGTCAATATTATCAATTGGGTTTGGTGGATTTGAATCCCAAGAAGAATTTCTTCCAAATCCTGATGCTGTTGGATTTGTTAATCCAACAAAAACATAATAAGAATTATTTGAATTTTGAATCGAATCTACAAAATTAGAAGCGTTCAATATTCTAAATTGATCTGTTACAAATGCAGACATTTTAAAATAGTTTTTTTTGTATTTATATTAAATGGTAAAACTCTTTTTAATTGGACCAATATTTCTTAGTCCAAACCCTCTTCTTTGAATTGTTGGGAAAGTTGAAAGTCCAGAATTAACTAGATATCCAGATACTGATATTGATATTGGATTTGTCGATCTGGTAAAATTATAAATTCTACCCCAAGAGAACTTACCAACAGTATTTCCAGTTGTTGCAATTCCAACTACCGAAGAAGAATTTGATATATTGCAAGTTATAATTCCTACATTAGGATTAAATGCACTAATATAATAGATATTATCCAAAAATATGGTGCTGACACCTAAGGTATTAGAACTATTATCTAAAGTAGTGGTTCCACTACCAACAGATGTATTGTAAATGTAAATTGGATATCCAGTTGATAATCCTGCAAATGGCGATAGTGACGGATCTAAAGTAAATTTCAATGCAAGATTTGTGCCAATTCCAGTAGTTGTTGAAATTGCAACAATATTTCCAAATGATCCACCAATTCCCGCAATATTTTTAATATTTTCATAGGATCCTGATGGCACTGGAGCAATAACTTTTGGTGGATTTAATGAACTGTATCCAAAACCAGGATTTATTATTGTCACTGCTCCAGTTAACGATCCATTAGAAATAGATGCAGTTGCAGTTGCAGTAGTAATTCCTGGAGAGGAAAATATAACACTAGGAAAAACATTATATCCATATCCTGGACTTACAATTGTGACTGAAGTTACAGCACCATTAGTTATATTTGCTGTTCCTGTTGCAGTAGATCCAATTCCAACTCCAATGATTTTGGGATTTTCAAATCTGACAGTTGGTGGTGAATTATATTGATATCCACCATAAGTAATAATAACGTCTGTAACAATACCAGAAGATCCGGTAATTGCGTATCCAATAGCAGACTTACCTACAGGAGAGGAAATTTTTATATGTGTTGTTGTTCCAACATACCCACTTCCAACATCATTGATAGTCAGTGATTGAATAGTTCCTGCAGCAGACACAGTTGCTGTAATTGCCGCTGAAACGGGATCTGTAGATCCAGAAATTATTATTCCATCAAATTTAATTGGAGAATCATAACCAAATAAATTTACATTATCTACAAAAATTTGATTATCTGAAGTAGTTATATTTCTTATAATTTTTGCTGTTGGATACACTTGAGATTCATTTATATCTCTTGTTTTGTATATAATTTGCCCATCTACAATTTTATCAGTTTTTTGCTTTGTCCAACTTAAATTAAGTGGTTTATTTGCCTGCAGATCAATCCCTTGTCTAATATAATCATTTGTTTGAATTTTATCAGATGATGAAATATCAACAACGTCTCTTGAATCTTGAGTAGTTGTAACTCCCAAATAATTATTATTACTAAAAGATTTTACAGAATCTCCAATTTTAATAGTTTCATTAATATTAACTAATGTACTATCAGAGTTACTTCCTCTATAAAAGAAAATAGAAACGATATCTTCAAGTTTTGGTGCTTGAGTAAATGTGAATGAAGTTCCACCATTAAATTGATATGCTACACCAGGTTGTTGAAGAATTCCATTTATAAAAATAATTAAAAGATTATTAAAATCAATTAGTTGAGAATCATTATTGGAGGAATTCTTTTCAAAACTTAAGAGTTGTGAATTATAATAAAGTGGAAATCTTGTCCTAACTCCATCTTGATATAGTTTTACACTATCAATATAATCCATTTCTCCAAATTGCCATGCTGAGAATGAATCTGTGAAAGTCTCTAAAACTGTTAATTGAAACTCTGACACTGGATATGAAAGTCCATAATCAGTAACTAAACCAACTGCTTTAATTACATCACCACGTTTAAATCCATATCCACTTCTAACAATTTTAAAACCAGTAACTTCAAATAAAGTTGAACCTATTCCTGTCGTTGAACTAGCACCAACTTCAATATTGAGTAATAATCCAACACCAGTTTCAGTTGTTGATCCAACACTTAATCTAGAAACTCCAGTAACAGGTAAATTACTATAACTCGGTGGTGATATGCTAATAGTTGGATTAGTGTATCCAGAACCACCATTTACAATGCTAAAAGATAATGTTCCTCCAGCACCAACAGATGCTGTAATTGTTGCTCCTGTCCCCGTATGACCGCTTTCAGTTACTGCGATTGAAACTGGACTTCTATAACCAGATCCCCAGTTTCCTTTTGTCCCAATACCAATAGAAACAATAGATCCACCAGAAATAATAGCAGTAACAGAAGCACCTACCAAAGATGCATATCCAAGACCAGGTGTAGATCCTAATGATACAATCATCCCACCTCTAGGAAGTTGGTTTAAGTTGACATCAGAATATGATATAAAAATAGAACCATTGGATGAAGTAATTCCAGAGAATACTATACTAGTAATTCCAACTGAAGAATTTTCTACAATTTTGAAATTATTATTTGTATTATTTTCTGTAGTTGGTGTTTGGAATATACCATTTATGAATACTATTCCATTTCCACCAATACTACCCAAACCAACTGTATTAATTCCATTTGTAGTTAAAGTATAAGTTTGCCCTATTCCAGTAAATTTTTCCGAAATATTATCAAATATTTGATTACTAGTATAGTCATTTTTAAGAAAAACTCTCCCATTAAAATAAGATTTTGGTTCTGGTAAATTATAGGTATCTGTATATGTCTGAGTTCCAGCATTTCCTCTTGGTGGATCAGTAAAATAAATTTTATTTCTAACAATATTAAATGATCCTCTGTATAAAGATGCTAAACTAGAATTTGAATGGGAAGTTGCAGAAGTGCCCACAAATCCCCTTTGAACAGAAACTAGTGGAAAAGTTCCTGTAAAGGAAATTGGACCACTAACTGTAGTCCCAAGTCCAACATTAATAACTTTCATATATTCATTATCAATTTTCAACAAATCACCAAGAGAAATTGAAGAAATGCCACTCAATCCAATAATAGTTGTTGCGGAACCTATTGCACCTCCATTGTTTACAGTATAAGTTAATAGTGAATATGCTATTGGAGATTGAACAATATTATCAATTGAAATGATACATTTATTATTTTTATTAACCATTTCAAACTCATGAGTTTCTCCAATACCAACTGAAGTAAATGTTACCCCAATTGCAGGATTTGATAGTGCATATTCTTTTCTAGTTGCTACCTTAAATGAATCTTTATCAATTTTAATTGCATAAAGTGTAGGTGGTAAAATATTAGTTACTACTCCTACATTATTAAGAGTAGATCCAATGCCCATAGAAGTTGAAGAGTTTGAACTATAAATTAATTCTTCTCCTGTGCTAAAGAGGTGATTTGAAATATTAAATTTACCTGTATAAAGATCAATAACTGTTGAATCTGATGGATTGAAAGTTTTTGAGAAAATTGGAATTCCTTGGTCATTTAAATTAAATGAATATTGATTCTCAGAAAAAGATGAACTTATATCATCAATTTGAATAACCCTATTTGTACGACATTCGATATAATCTGAGAGTTTTTTGTTTTTAAATTTTAAATATTTTGAACTATTTCCGTCACTGTCTACATCTAAAACCAAATCAAAATTATTAATAGTATCAACTCTATTTTCATCAACTAATTGATAAAGAATATCAGCATATTGTAATGCTGTTATTCCAATTCCAACATTTCTAACAATTTGAGTATCTGCAAAATTTTTAAGACCACTTGTATGAAGTAAACTATTGACTGGACTTACAATATTTTCCCAAGTTTGATTACTCTTTACAGAATATGAAAGATTTTGATAATAATCATTGTCCGAAATAACTTGCATATCATCATCTAGTTTTCCAATATTATCGGACCATCCAAGATTTTTAATATTTGAATAATTAATTTGGAATTGACCTTTTGATTCTTTAATATCACTAATAGTTGCAATTGTTCCCGATTGATTTCCTCTAATAGTTTTTCCTACTTCTAAATTATAAGATCCTAAAATCTTGACATAATTTTTATTACTTTCTACAATTTTTAATTGAACATCAACAAACACAGATTGTTCATTTACTTGCAAATATTCGCCAATAATAAAATTTGAAAATCCTTGCACAACATTAAATTTTGGATAATTTTTGTAATTTATTATATTTCCATAAATTCCAATTATGGTATCGGCAATTCCAGGATTTGAACCAGTATCGAATTCAATTTGTCTTGGTAGTTGTGTGCCAGCATTATAATACTCTTTAATTGTAAAGAAATTATATCCATAATCACTAGAATTAAATCCATCTCCATCTGAACCATATTTTTTAATTCCTTCAACAAAAATTGTATCATATTTTTCAAATGGTTCAACACTAAAACCAGTTTGTGGAGTTGCTAAGGTGCAAGTAACAATTCCAGAATTTGATGACTGAATTGTTTGAATTCCAACTCCATTAGTATTATTAATTGCAAATATTTTTGCTGTAGATTGTGGCAATCCACTTGGAGGTTGTTTTATTATTACGGATGAGATTGAAGTCCCATCCACATTTGCAATCAATGACCCAGAATCTATTTCTTCACCAGTATCAGAATTGACAATTATTAAATCTGGAGATACTGTATAGTTCTTACCTCCATCAACAATAGAAATTCTAGCAATTGTATTTGAATTTTCTATTACTAAGGATTTGGAAATTTCTGCTTCTGGTTTTAGAGTTTTGTCGGAAGAATATTCAAAACCTTCATTGAAAATTTTGGTCTGATTTACTCTTCCAATTTTATTAGATTTTGGAATAATATATGCACCATTTCCATATTGAGACTGAACACTATCAAAAACTGGTAACTTTTTAAAATTAGATCCTGATGAAATTGTTCTAACTTTAAAAACTCCACCTAAAGCAGTTGGAGACTTTGTTGTATAACTCAGATTCTCACATTCAAAGTTGTAATATGTATATTTTTCAGGTTTTATTTGAAGAGATATGTTAAATGTAGATTGACCAACTCCCGAAATATTATAAGAACCGTTATAATAACTATCAATAAAATTAATCTGTGAGTAGTTATTAATTTCTGTATCAGCGGATATTGTTTGTCCAGATTTTTCTAGTGTATAGAATAATGGGAAAGAAATTTGATTTGAATTTATAATAGCAGATGCATTTGCTGATACTCCAGGAATTCCATTTTTAATTACTGAAAATGTATTCGCTGTTCCTACAGAAATAAATTCATCTTCAAAATTTTCATCATAAAATACTTTGAAATTATATCCATTTAAAGAACTATTAGATAAATCAAAAACAATATTATTCCCCTTTATTGGATATAATGGTGGATTTATAGGTGATAATATTTCATTGGAACCAGAAGAAGAAGTTATATTAACAAATAATGGATTAACAGATATTGAATCATTCTTCGTTTCACATAATTTAATCGTATTTTCATCCACAACATAGACGTAATAAAATCCTGTAGATAATCCAGCAGATACAGTTGTTGCTGTATAAATTACTTTTTGTCCAGTATTAAAATTATGATTTAATATTGTTATCTCACCTTTACTAGTATTAACTGCAGATGAGGAAAATTTTACTGGATTAATGATTACTTTATTTCTAACCGAATCATAAGAAACATTAATTGCGGTTGATGTTCCAATTCCAACTGAAAGATTTGGAACTACTGAAAGGTCAATTTGATCTCCATATTTTAAATTATGGCTAGTTGATATTGATAGTGTTGATACAATCTTCTTTATATTTCCCCTTACTTTATTATAATCTGATTGGAAGAAATACTGGTAATTATTATCACCATTTGTTATAAAATATAGTCCATTTGTTGTTGTAGTTAATCCAACTTCAGTGACTATTCCAATATAATCATCAGATTTTTTAATGACATAAACTGTTTGTTGGTTTCCAGTAAATGGAATACTGAATGCTGCTGAACTTGAAGTATTTGCTACAGAAATTGCTGATGTAGATCCAGGTTTATTTAAAATTACTCTCTGATTTGTTTTAAATGGGTGGTTTGGTAGATAAATTGATTGTGTTTGGACATATGCAGTTCTAGTTGTTATTCCGATAGTATTATTGACCGTAATTCCAGTTCCACTTACTGTACCTAAACCAATAGAATTAATTGGATTAAAGTAAACTAAATCATCTACCGTTGAATCAAAGTAATCTAAAGATTTTTGTAATGTAAAACTATTTGGTGAAAAATAAACAACACTTGTAGATGTATGAATTCCTCCATTAGTATTTCTTGATGCCCTAATTACATTATCATATTTAAAAATATTAAGAACAGAGAAACTTTCCCCATCTATTGTAAATGTGTTTCCTATTGAAACTGAATCTGGTATATTTGAAATATAAATGTCAGTTACAATACCTGTGGATGAATATGATGGAATATTTCTGGATAAAGATGTTGTATATGAAGTTACACCAATTTGATAGAATCCATTTAGTGAACTAAAGGATGTCGAAAATCCAGAAATAGTAACATAATCTAAGTTTTCTAAACTATGTTGTGGATTTATAGTTGCTTTAATTTCTTGACCATTTTTCCAAGTGAACGTAACATTATCATACGATACTGCATTTGTTTGTAAATTTGTAATTTGTTTGCCATATACGCTAGATACCTTTACATATAGTCCTTCACCACCAGTGCTAGTCTCATCAAATGTAACTAAATCTCCAACTTGATAGTTCTTTCCAGAATTTATAATATCGAATGAATCTATAGAACCTTTAGTCACAGATTCTACCACTGCTGTTTGACTAGTCAATTCATTAGATTCTATTATAAAATCATTTCCCCCATATTGATCGTTAACTTTATATGGGAATGTATTCCGAATTAAATTTGAATTATTAAAATCAAATGATTGATTTAATTTTTTATTTTCACTAATAAATTTTGACCTATATCTGTTTCCTATAAAATAAGGAAAACTTCCAATTATATTTGCATTTGCATCTGTAACTGTAGTTGAAAAGTATGCATAAACCCCATTTGGAAATTCTGGAGTTAAGCAATATCTACCATTACATTCATCTAAATCACCAGAGTTTGTAAATTTATAATCATCTATAAAAAATCCAGAGACAAATCCAGATGGCCTATTAAAGACATTTGATTGATTTAAAGAATATCCCGAAACTAACTTTTTAATTCCGGAGTTTATATTTTGTGGATCTTTATATCCATAGGATCCATAAATTGGATTTCCATCATATGCCCATCCAATAATTGGTGAATGTTTTGAACCATCATCTTTAAAAATATTTTGGATAAATCCAGAATATCCAGAAACACTATACTCCAAATTATTATATGAAGATTTTATTATTTCATTCGTAACTAAACTTGAATCATTTATGTCATCATAAAGAATGTTATTATTGACAGTAAGAGATCTAATTTGAACATCAAAAATTGCATCTTTTCCTGATGGAACGACAACAATAGATGTATTATCTTGTGAGTATCCAGATCCAGAATTTAATACAATAACATTCGAAATTCTATTATTAACTATAATTGGTTTAATTATCGCACCAGTTCCATCCCCGACTACTTTTAAATCTGGAGTTGAGTAATATTCAATTCCACCATATTGGGTCGAAATACTTTTTATTTTACCACCAATAATTACTGGAATAAACTGTGCATATAATCCATTTTTTATTTTAATTGTTGGATTTTTATTATAGTTTAAAATTGAAGATCCATAGTCTGTTCCGTTGTTGTAGACATATGTACCTACAATTTTTCCCTTAACTACTGGAGTTGCATTGATTGTTCCCCTATACTGAGTACTTCCTAATCCAACTGCAGTATACTCAACCTTCATTGATATATCAGGATAGTTAAAAATGTGATATCCAGTTCCAGTCGATCCTAAACTGATAGGTTTTCTTCTTTGATAGTTACTTACTATTGTTCCACCAATACCAGCATCAGCAATCTTAAATTTATTTTCATCTTCTTTGAGAATATAATATTGTTTTAGTGTAGATATTCCCGAAATTGGATAAGATAAAGTTGTAGAAATTCCAGTATTAGAATATGAAACTAATTCTCCATCATTAAATCCATGATTAGAATAATACAAATAACTATTGCTAGTAGAAACACCTGACGGCAAGATTCTAAGTTTTCTATTTGTATATTCACTTCCACCATTAATTACTTTAATTTGAGTTAATGTATTTTTAGTTTCTGTCAAAAACTTTTGAATTCCAGAATTACCAACAGTTGTAAATCCTACAGTATTAATTCCAGATTTATAATCTGAAAATGATGGATACAATTGAATTGTAGTATCACTAATATATTTTGTATAGTATTTTGAACCATTTGTTAGGGTAATATTGGCATCTGCAACTGTTCCTATACCCAATGGTGGATTAGCAGCAGGATTATATATGATTGGTTGACCATCTACCAAATTGTGATTTGATAAGAATGTTATAGTTTCACTTGTGGTATCAACTCCACCGCCAGATGAAATTTCTCTTGCATCAAATTCCATTTCTCTGTTTATTCTTTCAATTACTGGTTCAAATGTTGCACCTTTCCCATTACCTCCAGTAAGATTGGCAGAAATTATAACATCAATATTAAAATCTAAAGGATCTACATAAATTTTTTCTACAAATCCACTTACAATTGGTTGAACTAGAGCATTGCCATCCGAAAATTCTAAAAGTGGGGGATTGACAACATCATAATCACTCCCACCATTTAATACTTTAACATCTGATACTGGACCATAATAAATTTTATCATTGGATTTATAATTTAGAATTTCAACGCCATTAATTAACATTCCAATATATCCAGGATCTGTTAAATCCGATTCCCTATCTTTAATATTATGATTAAATGGGAATTTCCTTAATAGTTTTTGTGGTGAAATTTTACCATCTTTTTGAGAACTGAGAGTAAAATTGTGTGTTCCTGAAGTTAAATTTCCAAATTGAACACAATTATTTGTACCAACTACAGATCTAGAATTGTATAATTTAATTTGTAAATTATTTGTTCCATTTACTACTTCAACATAATATATTCCTTCATTTAAACCTGAAATTGGAGATTGTGATGGTTTATAATATACCTCACTTCCATCTAAAAATGAAACTGAAGTAGAAAATTTTATTATTGAATAAAATCCTGTTTCATCATCTCTACCATTTACTTCAGTGGCATTATATGAAAAAATTCCTTTTTTAATGTTATAAGAGGGTAATGAATTTGATGCAACATACATGTATTCATCATTTTCATTATATACATTCTGAATATCTGAAGTTATTGAATTAAATTCGAGAGGAACTACTGATGAACTAGATTTTTTAATTCTTCTTCTAATGTCATAATTGAAACTTTTATTGAGAGAAAATGATTCAATAGTTGTAATTTGTTTTCCCGAAATTTGAGATATACTTAATCCAGATCCCACTACTGTTTGAGAATCCCTATTTAATATATCAATGTAATCTCCAACTTTTAAACTTGACTTATCAATATTGCTTTTTAAAATTAATTGTGAAATAGATCCTGGAGAGAAAGTATCAATTTCATATCTCGAACTAGTATTATAAATCCAACTATTGGCAAAAATTTCCTTATAAGAAGCATCAGTATTTTTAATATTTTCACCAATACTTTTTACTAATATTGATTCTCCAACATCAATCGTAGAGTTTTCATAAATTGGTTTATATTTAGATAAAACACCAGTCAGTCTCAGTTCAACTTTTTTAGAAGTATCTCCACCCTCATACCCATAATAAATTTCATCCGATCTAATTACAGAAGAAATAGGTATAGATGATGTAATTCCAGAACATCCAAAAAATTGATTAATACTTTTATTCGTATAAGATATAGTATTAATACCTGAGTAAATTTTTCCTGTTGGCGGAAATCCTATCGTAGAATCTACTGTAATTATAGAACCACCAATACTTACAGATTCTATATTTTTTGTACTACCTGTTATATCAAATGTTCCAGTTACTGTTGGAAATGCATTGTCATATCCAACAAAAAGAAAAAGTTTATAATATGTTTTTCCACCTCTTCTTATAATTTCAACTTCAGAAACTGAAGCTGTGCTATTTTCATCAGTATTTTTTATAATTGTTTGACCAGATAGTTTTAAAGGATCTCCAGAAATAGCTTCCGCAACAACAACTTCTCTTTTAGTATAAGTTGCTGAAGATGGTTTAAAAAGAAATTGCTCCAAATCTACAACTTTTGGAGTTTCTCCAAACAAAACGTTAAAAAGAATTCTAAATGATTCATCAGTACCTTTTGACTCATAAAGATTGCGAGATGATTTAATAAAATTTCCCACATTAAGATTGGGAGTAAAATTTAAATTCTCTAATTCTGGTGTTAAAGTATACTTTGTTTTTTTATAAAACTCCTGTAAAAATAACGCACTTAAATTTTGAACATGTGATAATGCATTATGAGATGCTGCTGTTGAGGTTGAAAATACTAATTCTTGACTATTTAAATCTGCATGGTAACTGGTAATACCAGAGAATCCGCGAATACAACCAGTAAAAGTATTTGATGTAATTCCCGTATAAGTTATAATTTCATCGTCAATTTTTAATAGTCCATATTTTGGAGGAAATCCTTTGGTCGAAGTGACTGTAACAATACCAGAAGAAGATGAAACATTCGTCGATAATCCAGTAAATCCAATTATGACTTCAGGAATTAAATTATCAACTTTTTTATATTGATCGAGATTCTCTACAATATCAATAGTTGCGCCTTGATATTCTTGAGAAATATAATATTGCTTTAAAAAATCCGAAAACTTCGGACTTTCATCTAATATGAATTCTGGAATTTGATTGTTAATTATGTCCTGAATTTTTACCCTAGATTCAAAACCAGTTTGTATCATATTATGACCTCGTTAATTCCCCATTCGAATAGCTTGAACGATAATAATCTTTTGTTGAAAATATAACTCCAGATATGTCATCTCCAGAAGCAATCACATCCTTAACCATATTTATTCTGCTTTTTGAAAGATTAAATGAGATATACAAGTCCTTAAGTCCTACCACATCATTAGATTCTGGGAATGCCTGTATTTCAATTATATCCTGAGGCATTTCTGTGGAAGTAATCACAATACTATTTAAATTAATCTCTCCTGTTTCATAGTTTACTGTTCCAGCAGATGGAACAGTAACTTTAGTTTTAAAAGTAGTTACTGTAGTTGCAACTCCAACTAAAGGTGTGTTTTTAACAATGGATATTGTTCCTGTTTTCAAATCTGAGTTTGGTGTATCAGTAAAATAAACCATATCAGATTCTCCCTGAATATAAAATCCAGTTGATTTAATATTTTTTCCTTCTGAAACTACATGGAACTTGTTACCATAGCAAATTTCATACTGTGTGGGGGAATTTAATAAAACTTTAAGATCTCTTCTTATTATAACTTTTGTAATATTAGAAGTAATTGCATTATCAACAGAATCAATTACTTGTAAAACTTTGCTATATTTAAATCTACCACCAAATGAATTTAAATTGGGAGAATCTGCATATGCTGATAATGCATTCACTACCTTTGTTTTTAAATCTTCAACACTACCAATTTTAGAATAATTGTAATAGATTGATGAATCTATTTCCACATATAAAACCTTTAGATCGACAATATCTACGTTTATACCAGCAACAGTATACTGTTTTAATTTATTTTTAATTGATTGTTTATTAAAATCTGAGACAAAGGAACCATTTTTTGGTTTAATACTGATAATTACTTTTCCAAACTGAGGAGGAGTCAATTCTTCACCACCAACTATAGATACAGATTCTGCATCTGGATAAATTTTAGATTTAATTATTGTTTCATAATCTCTAGGAGTTACCGCCCTATATTGAGATGAATATAATCTTGGTGCATATCTCTTAATTGAATCTATATCTTCAATATTTGACCCATTTTGAGATCCTTGTGTTACTTTAACATTTATCGAATTTTCTGGAACAATTGTAGATCCATTTGCATCCTTAAAAGATCCAGAAAATGCAAATGATTTGATTCCATTTCCATTTTTACCGTCAGTGACGATATATGTAACTGTAATAATTGAATTATTTTCTAATTTTTTACCAAAAATATTATCACCAAAAATAATTTCATATTTCTCATCTTTTACTTCTTGTATTAAGAAGATTTTTGAATCTTTGTCAACTTCAAAAATATTATCTACAACACCATATAAAGTTCCCAATCCAACTTCACTAATTCCTTTCACATACACACGAATCGTTGATGTATCAATAAAAGGATTTTCTAAAATAAATCTTTGATCTAATGACCCATTAACTACAAATTGTTTCGTTAAAAAACTACCTTCTTTAATAATAAGATCAGTAAATTTTGCAACCCCATTATTAACTGTTGCTGTTACATTATTTGGAATTGAAAAAATATAAGAACTACTATCAGAAGATCCTGTGCATACTAACCCTGATTGTAAAGTAATGGTTGGAGTATATGTAATCGGTGATGATGTAATTGGAGAAACAGACACATCAAATGAAATGTTGGCATTTGCAGAAACTCTAGAGCGAGGAACATATCCAATGTTTCTTGCTAAGGATACTACATTTTCTCTAACAGTTGCAGAATCTAAGAAAGATTCATTCACAACCATATTTGAATTAAATGCTGTAATATAGGTGTTATACGCTAAAATATCGATCAGAACCGAAAAATTAGATCCTTCAAAGTCAAAATCCGTAAAATTGGAATTTGATCTAAGATAATCTTTAATTGATGTTTTTATCTGATCGAAATCTAGATTTGTAAATTTAGTAAAAGGCATTTTATCTTGTTGCCTCTAATATAAATGAAAATTGCTGTGCTGGAATTTGTTGCCCAATAATATTAAATGAAACTGTCACTTCAAAGGTATTTAAATCTGGTTGAGGGTCTACTTGAACGATTGTATTATTTACTCTTGGTTCATAATTTAAAATCACTTCATAAATTTGATCTTGAATTACAGAAGCAGTTCCATAGTCTATAAAATCAAATAAACTTTTTCTTACATTTGATCCTAAAGTAGAATTAAAAAATCTTTCAGTAGGAATTGTTTCAACTAAATTGCGAATCGCACGAATAATAGATCTTTCATTTGTGAGAATCGGCAAATCTTTTGTCACAGGATGTGGATCAAAAGATAAACTAATATCTTTAAAAGATCTAGATATCCTAGTAACTGCCATTTTTAAATAAGTTTTATTTACTTATTTATGATTATTTCCAAGAAGATCCATAAGTTGGTTCTGTTCCATATTCCCAATCATCATAATCTTCATCATTTCTAATTTTTTCATGCAAATCAGTCTGCTTTTTAAGATTATGTTTGGGTGCTATATCGTGCATAATCTCTTGAATTACACGTTGCGGAGGTGTTGAATCATAATCAGTGATTAGTTTTGCTGTCCCCCATGTTTCATACATGTAATTTTTATCTCTATCGACTGGTAAATTGGACATTTTAGCTCCTGTTTTAATGAATAAAACAGAACTTTTATAAAGGAGGTTGCTATCTCCTCACTTCTATTTAACGATCTACTTCACGAATAGAATATGAATCCGAATTGAGGTATTTTAAAACTTCAATAGCGATTAATTTTGGATTTCCTTCTCCACAAGTATACACATCAACTGCTAAACATCCATTTTCTGGCCAAGTATGACAAGAAACATGACTTTCTGAGAGTGCAATCACTACCGTGCATCCTTGAGGATAAAAGTAGTGTGAGAAAGTGTTTAAAATTGTCATTTTGGCACGTTCAATGCCCTTAATCATGACGTTTTGGAGAGACTCTACGTCATTAATAAGATCATGTTGAACATTATACACCTCTAAAAGAAGGTGTTTACCCATTGAAAATTTTTTCAATTCAGAATGTAAAAAATTTATTTATTCAATATAAAAGTCGGGTTTAGGAACGTTCCTAATACCCGATTTAAGATTTAGATTTACGAATAATACATTATCCTTTACCTTGTCCTCTATACTTTTTACGTGCTCCATTACGAGAAGAAGCAGCATACTTAGTTCCAGATCCATCTCCTTGACGAGATTTCTTAGGAGGACCGGGAATATAAGAACTATTCTTATTCAGACCACCCTTTACTTTTGCAGCCATACATTATTCTCCATTAAAATTTCAGTTTCAAGATCTTCAGGTTTTGGAGAACCTGTCTGATAGAATTCAACTGACAGATCCTCCATTATATTGAAATATTCTTCTTCTGTGAGAGAAGTATGAATTCTTTCACCTTTGTGAAAAATATTATAGAGTTCGTTAGACATCAAATAATCCTTGTTTTTTCGTGACCAACGCGAATGCGAGGATCACACCAAATTTGAAATCCTGCTTCGATTGCATCTAAACAGAAAGATACGTCCTCTCCACACATGTCTTGAACTTCTCCAGATTCAAAGACTTGCATTTTTGGTGCAAACCATGGATATTTCATTTCTGAATGTTCAAAAACTCCATGTTTAATCAGAAGCCATCCAAAACCAGTATAATCTACTGTAAATGGTTTACGACGCTTTGAGATACTCTCAACGGTTTCATGATTCATCACACCACCATTGTTACGGAAATCATCTTCCTCCAACCAGTGTGCCACTGAAGTTGTGTGACCATCTTCTGTTGCATACCAACCAGCAGCAAGATCTTTATCCATCAGGACTAGTTGCCAAAATTTTTCTGAATTAAAGATAATGTCAGAGTCAATCCAAAGTTGCCAATCATATTGAAGTTTACCGTCCCAAGGAATTTGATTCGGTCCTCGCAGAACATTCGCACCTAAACACTTGCATCTTGCAAAGTTTACCATTGACGAATAATCCTGAGAAATTTGAATGCTTGCTCCTGCCTGCACTAAGTCAAAACAAAGTTGAACAAAGTTTTTCAGATAAGCATAAGAAACTCCTCTTCCAGGAAGACAAAAGACGATGGATTTTCCTCTCACCATCTCTTTTGCCAAATTATAATCCCACTCTTCAGTTTGTGTTGGAGAAGGTGTTTTTGTTTTTACTGTAAATCCTTTAGCCATAATAGAATGCGGTTACATCAGGTATCATACACTATTATCTATGTTATGTCAATCCACCTCTGTTAGAATGACTTCGCTGCCTTCAATAGAAAACTTAATTTTTGTGTCTTCATACCATTCAAGATCATTCATAATTTGTTCATGAATATTAATAAAATATTGCCCAGTAATTGGATCGATCTCTATAGGCGCAAAAATTTCTCCGGAATTTTTTTTCATATAAAAGAATATAAATTTTTATTTTGCTTTTATATAGGGGGGTTTTTGTGTTTTTTTATACTGGCGATTTTTTTATTTTTGAGTCTTATATAAAGGTCGCTTGGGTAACACTTTGTAGGTTAGGGTAGTATCGGTTTTTTCAATCACCCCCCCCCACCGTAGGGTAACTGCCAAACACGAACGAATAGGGGCGCTAAGTGTAACTAACTGCGCCCCACTAACTAACACTAACCCAGCAACATGGCGCAAGTCATGCTATTGTAACGGTTACAGATAGCATCGTCAGCATCATAATCGGGTTCAGGTTCGGGTTTGAATGCTATCTCAACAGCAATACAATCGGTTGCCAGGATACCATAATCACGAAAATCATGGCAGCGTGTGAAATAGGAATCCTCCTCAGATAGGGAAACAAAAAGATACCTATCTCCCAAATCACTGAGGAATTGTTCTACAATTGCTTCCTCTTTATCAGTCAATCCAGTATAATCATCATTGACAATTGCACACAGAAAATGTGAAGGAATCACGTAAGGTTGCAGGTCGATTTTCATTGTAGGATTGCGGTGGGAAAGTGTGAAGAATGGGGGAGGGATTGCCTCCCCCTAAGTGTATTTCAGTGAAACCAATCGTAAGGCGTTTGAGGTGTTGGATCATACCCATCAATGGCAGCATCAATGGCGGCAGTTGGTGACAATCCCTGTAGGTAGGATTCTAGCAGGCAATCAAGTGCCCAACCATCATCAGGGACGCCCAACACATCGCCCATAGCGTGATCAAGTTGATAGGCGTGAGCAGCATCCCACCAAGCGCAGAAAGCAGCAGACTCAAAGCAATTCTCAGTCGTGAAAGCAGTGGCAGGCATGGCAGCGGTGTGGTTTGGGGAAGGGGAACCGTGTGGTTCCCCAGAATCTTAGCACGGATCAGGCGCCCATGGCATCCCGCAGCGCCTGATAGGCGTCGGATGCCTGACGGGACCATCCCGGTTCTTTCGCGGAGGAATCCACAGCACAGCAGAGCGTAGCAATGCGGATCGTATCCCATTGCTGGCGGGTCAGGGTCAGGGTCAGGGGAGCGGTAGCAGTTTCCAGAGCGGTGGCAGGCATGGCGTCAATGGGTGTGGTTGACCCGTCAATCCTACAGCATCGGAGGGGGATCAGGGGGCACCAAACCTTAAGAGAGTCTGAAGAGTCTGAGTTAATGTAAAGAATTAAACAGTGCTGAATAATAAGAATTAAACAACACAAAGTATAAAGAATTAGACAGGACTGAATGTAAAGAATAAACCACACCACTGACAATAAATTACATTCAATCCTGAGTAATTCTTTATACTCAGGGAAAAGTATAAAGAATAAAGAACT